CTATTATAGGGTCTTCCTTTGACTTTAATGGTAGCGGTGCACAAACAATACCTGCTTTTAGCTATAATAATTTAACCATTAGCGGTGCCCGAACCACCAATTCTGTTACGCTTGCAAGTGGTACTATTAATATTGCAGGCAACTATAACCGTTCTGCTACATTTAGTACAGGTTCGGTAACCACAGTTGGTAATACAGTTGTATTTAATGGAACTTCCAACCAATCTATTACTGCTGCAACTACAGGTACATTCAACAATTTAACCATTAATAACACCACAAGTGGTGGAGGTACTGTATCGCTAAACACTAGCAACTTTACCGTGAATGGTAGTTTAATACTAACTAGTGGGTTGTTGGCTTTAGGTAGTAATAATTTAACACTGGCCAATGCAGCTTCTGGTGCTACCGCATCTAGTTATATAGTGGCAACAAGTACAGGTAAATTGATTCAAAATAATAATAATACTGTTGGTACAGGGAGCTAATTATGCCTTTGATTAAATCAAAATCAAAGCAAGCATTTAGCAAAAACGTTGCTACTGAAGTAAAAGCAGGAAAGCCTGTTAATCAAGCGGTTGCTATTGCATACGCTACAAAAAGATCTGTAAAGAAAAAAGATGGCGGTAAGCTTCCAGGTTTATGGGCGAATATTCATGCTAAGCAAGAACGTATCAAGCATGGGTCAGGAGAGCATATGCGTAAACCCGGAAGTAAAGGTGCTCCTTCAGACTATGATTTAAAACATTCACAGTCTAAGAAAATGAAACAAGGTGGCGATGTTCGTCTTTCTATTAAGAAAGGTGAAAAACTACCTACTTCTCAAGGAGCAGGACTTACTGCAAAAGGACGTGCAAAAGTTAATAAAGAAACAGGCAGTCATTTACAAGCGCCTCAAGCAAAAGGTTCAAGACATAATAGCTTTTGTGCTCGTATGTCAGGGGTAGTGAAGCATGCTAAAGGCGATGCACCAAGAGCAAAAGCTTCGCTTAAGAGATGGCATTGTAAAGACGGTGGACAGACAAAGAAGAAATACGATATTAAGGGGTGGTAATGAGCACTTCAGGTACAGTTAGCACCACAGTTGTTACAGTTCAAAATCTAATTGATAGTGGCGCTCGTCGTGCTGGAAAACTAGCTGAAGAATTAACATCAGAGCAAATCTTTGCTGCAAAGCAATCTCTTTACTACTTATTATCTAATTTAGTCAATCTTGGTATTCAGTATTGGTGTATTCAAAAGAATGTGATTGGCATGGTTGCTGATCAATATGAATACTTATTGCCTGCATCTACTAATGACATATTAAGTGCTAACTATAGATATTTGACGATTAATACAAACGGTGCTAATTCATCTTCAGGAATAGTTTCTAATGCTTTTGATGGTGTCTATACTAATATTTGTCAGTTAACAACCAATACAGGTTATATTGGTATTAATAATGGAACCGGACAAGGTATTTATATGGCAACCATTGGTATTTTTCCGGCTATTACAGGAACAGTTAACTATCAAATTCAATATTCTCAAGATAATTCTACTTGGGTTACATTGCTTACTCCAAGCACTACTTCTTGGGTTAGTGGGCAATGGATTTACAATGACTTAGATCCATCAGTTACTGCTCCTTACTGGAGAATTTTACAGACATCCGGTGCTAACATGGGGTTTTATCAAGTTATTTTTGGTTCAAATCCAACAGAAATTCCGATGTTTAGAATGAACCGTGATGACTACATTAATTTACCGAATAAGAACTATCCTAATAACTATCCATTACAGTATTGGTTAAATAGAACAATTCCACAACCTACTATGACACTTTGGCCTACGCCTAATCTTTATTCTGTGCAGATTGTGGCATGGTGTTCTAGATATGTACAAGATGTTGGTGCATTATCTGGTTCTATAGAAATACCTCAAAGATGGTATTTAGCGATACAGAACATGCTAGCACATCAAATGGCTATGGAGTTACCTCAAGTTGATCCTGCTAGAATTGCTTACTGTGAACAGCAAGCAGAGAAGTATTGGATGATGGCTGAGCAAGAAGAACGAGATAAGTCTCCGATTTACTTTGCACCTAACATTAGTGTTTATACGAGGTAGATATGTCAAAATGGCTTGATACCCGAGGAAATACTGTATTAACAATACAAATTTGCGACCGATGCAAAATGAAGAGAGCATATGATGATGTGCAGCAAGATGAAAACATACCAGGTCTTAGAGTTTGTCGGTTTGGTTGTATTGACCAAAAAGATCCTTATAGACTGCCTATGCGTCAGCCTGAAAAAATTAGTCTTCGCTTTCCTAGACCAGATGCTGACATTGCTGCTAATCAAGACGCAATCACGACAGATCCGAATGTGGTTAACTCACCTAACCAAGATCCAAAAACACCAATTACTCAAGGGGAATACGGTATTGCCCCTGAAACAGCAGAAGATCCGTTGGACGGAAATCTTGATAACCTTAGTCCGTAGAGAACGAATATGGCCAATGTACGAATAACACAACTTCCTGTAGCTCCTAGCCCTATTAGTGGTTCTGAACTTGTGCCGATTGTCCAAAATGGACAGACAGTACAGACAACCGTCTATAACTTAGTTAATAGCCCAACTCAGACTCAGACATATTTAACCATTAATAATGAGCCTTCTTTGCCTAATAGCCAAAGACTAGTAGGTGGATTAGGAATTGGAACAAGTTCTGGTGGTGCACAGGGTCAATACTCTGTTTTCCTTAATGCAGTATCAGGCTCATTAGAAAATGCATCTCAGGGCCTTATCATTAAAAATTCAAGTAATAGCGTTGTTAATAGAAGCATTGCTGTTACTGGCGCTGGTTTATCTGTAACGAATGGAAGTGGCGTAAGCGGTAACCCTACACTTGGATTAAGCGGTTTGCCATTAGCACTTGCTAGTTTAGGTGGAACAGGTTTTATTTCTACTAATGGGACGACTTTAAGTACAAATGTGCTTACCGGAACTACGAATCAAATTAGTATAGTAGGCGGAGACGGAACATCTACGCCTACTATTAGTATTGCAAGTAATGCTATATTTCCAGGAACAGGTTCAGTTACTGTGCCTAATGGCACTACCGGTCAAAGAATAGGGTCTACCGGCGCTTTCAGATACAATACAAGTTTAGGAACCTTTGAAGGTTACAATGCATCTGGTTGGCAACAGTTTTCATTAACTGGCGGCGTAACCACATTCACTACTACTTTATCAGGGCTAACTCCTAATACCGCAACAAGTGGTCCTATTACTTTAGCAGGCACATTAAACCCATCATCTGGCGGAACAGGAGCAACTACTTTAACAGGGTATGTCATTGGTAATGGTACTTCTGCTTTTACTTCTAGCACTACGATTCCAACAACAGCATTAAGTGGCACGATTACCAATACACAACTTGCCAATAGTTCTATTACTATTAATAGTAATACGGTAAGTTTAGGGGGCACTATTAATGTAGGAACAGTGACATCAGTAACAGGAACTGCCCCTATTCAGTCAAGCGGCGGAAATACATCAGCCATTAGTATTACACAAGCAAGCACAAGCACAAATGGGTATTTATCATCAACTGATTGGAACACATTTAATAACAAACAGCCATCAGGAACTTATGTCACTTCAGTAGGCGCAACAAGCCCAGTAGTATCTAGCGGTGGTACAACCCCAACCATTTCGATGTCGGCAGCAACGTCATCTGTAAGTGGTTATTTAACCTCTACGGATTGGAATACTTTTAATAATAAAGGCTCAGGAACAGTAACATCTGTATCAGGTACAGGTTCTGTTAATGGAATTACTTTAACAGGGACTGTAACTTCTAGTGGTAATATTGTATTAGGTGGGGCTTTATCCAACGTAACTAATGCACAATTACAAAATAGTTCTGTAACAGTCAATGGTACATCTATAAGTTTAGGAAGTAGTGGAACAGTAACAGCGGCAGCAGGCACATTAACAGGCACCACATTAAATAGTACAGTCGTAAGTTCTAGTTTAACAAGTGTAGGCACAATTGGAACAGGAACTTGGCAAGGTACTATTATCGGAACTTTATATGGTGGTACAGGAACAAATGTTGGTGTTGCAGGTGGTGGATTTTAATAAAATATTGATATAATGAACAAAAGGAGTTAAACATGGCACAAAGTGGGTACACCCCAATATTAATTTATGCAAGTGGAACGACAGGCAATACACCGTCAGCGGCTAATTTAACTTCTTCATCTACAGGTGCAGAGCTTGCCCTGAATTATTATGATGGTAAATTATTCTACAAAGACGCATCAGGTAATGTTCAATTATTAGCAAGTAAAGCCACAAGCGTCAACGTAGCATCACTTAGCTTCGGCACTACAGGCTTAACACCTAACACCGCAACCACAGGTGCAATTACCGTTGCAGGTACATTGATAACAAGCAATGGCGGAACAGGTTTATCGAGCTACACAGCAGGTGACTTGCCTTATTATGCGTCAGGTACAGCTTTATCTAAACTAGCGATTGGTACTAGCGGACAGATTCTAACATCAAGCGGAACAGCCCCACAATGGTCAACACTAAGCGGTGTTGCGGTTACTACATTCCAAACATCGTTATCGGGATTAACTCCTTCTACTGCAACAAGCGGTGCGATTACATTAGCAGGTACTCTTGGTGTAGCATCAGGGGGAACTGGGTTAAATTCCTTGTCATCAGGATATATTCCTTATGGAAATGGTACAAGTGCTTTTAGTTCTAATGCTAATTTTTTATTTGATGGGACTAATTTAAACCTTAAATCAAGTGGAAACCTAAACTTTGTATATGGTAGTTCTTCTCAAGGAATTAACTTTCAAAATGGTGTTTGCACAACAATACAACAAATTAAATAT